AAGTCAACCTTGGGGTAGTCCTTGTTCTTCTCAATCTTCCCATCTGCCCTACGTTTGATCGTACCATCAGACTGATACATACGACCCATGTTGTTCTTGTGAACACGACGAAGGGCTTCTTCTACGTCCCACCCACGGGCATTAGCATAGCCGTAGATCACATACAAGAGGTCTGCCAGTTCTTTGAGTTCTAGTTCAGGGTTAAACTCTATACACCACTCTTCAAACTCCTCAATAATCAACTCTGCATACAAATTATGGTTAGGTTTCTGACCAGTGGTCTTGGCGTATTCTTTCACCATTTCTGTAGGTGTCTTGCGGTTCTCTGTAGTTTCGTGTGACCAATACCCGAAGGCTTCAAGATCATCTTCTGCAATCATTCTATTTCCCTCTTCATGTGTTGACCACTTAGCCATTAGTAATTTTCCTCATATCGTTCAAGGAAGATATATCCCAGATCATCTAGGATTTCTAGCACTTTCCACAAGGTCAAGTCGTGATCCTTTAGGATGTTCACAAATCCCCGATCTTCGATAAGGTTTAGGATTTCTTGCTTATTCACGGTTTTCTTCCATAGAATGAAGTCTCAACTTCTTTATTAGTGAACAAGTACCAAGCATAGTTGTCCACACCCTTCTTCTTGTTAGGTTCCCAGTACATACGACCAACACTGACAACCTTCTCACACTTAGCCATGTAGACACCCATACGGACATTGTGCATGTAGTCAGCAGGCAACAACAACCAAGTAGGTTTGAGGGTGGGTAGGAAGTCTAAGATAGGCTTTAGCATGTCCCATGTAAAGGGTGGGTTAGTGATAAAGTAGGTCACCTCTGGCGCAACCCAATTAAGGGATAGGCAGTTGCGCTGTTCGATATTCCTAGCTTGTGGCTCAATGTCCATTGCACCTACACAGACAACACCATGATGCCTGCACAGTTCATTAACCAGATCGCCAGCACCAGCACAAGGCTCAATGAAGGCTGTAGGTAGTGGCAAGTGTTCCACCAGAGCATTCACAGCCGCAGGGTCGATAGTCCCATAGAAGTCCCTACTCTTACGCTCAAACTTGTCGTTGTCACGCTTCCCCACTTTCCCAGACCCCCACCTCTAGAACCACTGTTACCTTAGCTTTTCTGGAAACAGTTGTGAACATCTTTGCGCTGGCTACCGCATCTTCTCTTGTGTCATAGAACAGGTAGTCTTTGCCAGCAACATAAACCCTGTACCCGATAACATTAATGTCTTTGACCATACTCTTTCTCCAGAGCCTTTAGTGAAACCCATTGCATATCGTAGTCGCCATTTTCAACGTAGCGTTTAATCACTACTCCTTTGGACCACTCTGCATTGGCTTGTCCTGCCCACTTTTCCTCAGAGCCTTTGAAGCATCCTGCAACCAGCCCATTAAGCGGAGTAGGACGCGCATCCGCCTTCCGATAATAATGGAACTTGTGGCTATGACCAACAGAAACACTATGAGCCAGCTTTTCGACAAGGCTGTAGCCATGATGCTTAGTAGACATAGCAGAGCCAAAATTACCGCTGCTAACGTAATGACCATATAGGACACCATCGTAAGCAGCAAGTGCTGGACCAGAGTTTCGGTACTCATGGTATTCGTCGAACCAGTAGTCTGTTTGTAGGTGGGAAAATGAGATTCCATACCTGCTTCCCTCTAGTCGTGGATCATGGGCGATTGCCTTCTTGAGCCTGTTCTCATGGTTGCCCTCAAAACCAATCCGAAAGGGTCGCTTCTTCTTACTGATCTTGTAGCGTCCCCAGATACGATCTTGGGCTTCGTTGTAAGCCTCAATATCTCCCTGATAGGATTGAGCCACAATAGCCTGTGGGTAGCGTGTATCGTAGGTGTTAAGAGACTGCATGTCAGCCCCGTCACCAAGGTCTACACAATAGTCAGGCTTAATATCTTCGATCAGATCACCCAACCAAGTGAAGCGTTCATTGCTTACATCTGGATGGGCATGGGCGCAGGTCCATAAGATTACTGTCTTGCTGGTCAAAAAGTGTCCTCCCAGTCTAGTGGTACAATTTGTGCCACAAAGTGATCCACAATCTCAATTGCATCGTCGAAGTCTTGGAAGATCAAGTCTTCTTCATGCAACACACCACGATCATCTTGAAGAGTGACCAACAGCACATAGCCCTCTCCATACGGCAACCCAAAACCATCCTCGTCAATATCCCAGTCAGGGATTTCAGAGGAGTGAGTTGGGCCACTAAGTACGTTTACGATTTTAGCCATTGTTCCGGCACCTCTTTGTCTGCGAATATGAAACCATTCTTGTTGCACCAATCAGCGTAGGAAGTCTTAGAACCTTTGCTGATCTTAGTCTTAGAGTTTGAGAAGACAAACCGTATATCCTTATTGGGGTGTTGCTTCTGGATCAGAAGGTGCTTCTTTCTGTCTGCAACAACAAACCTACCTTTGGTCTCTACGATGATACCATTGGGAAGGATAAAGTCAGGGGTGTAAGTGTGAAGGCTTTCTGGGACAACGTACTTGATTTTTGTTGTCTCATACTCGACCTTCACACCTTTAAGTTCTAACTGCTTGGCTACTTTGTCTTCTAGACCTGAGCGGTATCCCCTAGATTTGGGGGTCATTCTTCTTGGTCTAGAAGCCACAAGATGTCACCTTTTTGAATTGAAATCCAGTGGACAAAGTCTCCATCCACATAGAGTTCTAGGTCTAAGAACTTTTTCACCAGACCCTCTGAGTTTTTACCAATGGTCTTCTCAAGATTGAGTTGGCAATTCATTTGGAGGTTCCCACATTTGGTTTTCGTACCGTCTTAGCCACAACAGTCTCCCATTCATTACTGCACGATCATAGTCCCCTTCATAAGCCTCAAGACAACGCTTCCACATTTCTACTTCTGTGGTTGCACCCTCTAGGATTTTCTTAGCACCAACAGGACCAACCTTCTGGACACCTTGGATGTTGTCAACCCTATCGCCAGTCAACAGTTGAGTGTAGAAGAAATAGCGACCCTCTTCCTCAGTAATCTCTGACCACTCACCCTTGACAGGGTTATACAACAAACAAGGAACTTGCTTGAAGTCTTTGTCGATAGAGACAATCACTGCATCTGGAAAGTGGTGGGTTGCCAAGATTGCAATTGCATCGTCAGCTTCCTCCCCTTCTGTCAAAACTGTGTTGTACTCTTCCAAGATGTAGTTACGGGCAAAGTTGAGAAGCACAGGCTTTTCCTTTGGACGTTGTGCCTTGTAGTCCTTGGCGACTTCGTGACGGAAGTTGTTAGCCCCCGTCAAGAAAGCGATGTAACGGAAGTTGTTTCCGTATTTCTCTTGCATAGCTTCAAAGATGTGCTTGAAGAGTTCATCAATTTTGTTGCACACACCTTTGATAGTGTCACCTTCACTTGAGAACACAGCACGATAAGCCAGAGGATCAGCATCAATCAGAACAACTTTAGTCACTGGTTACCTGTCAGTTTGAAGATTGTGGGAAACGCTGGGACCAGCACTTCTTTGATCTTACGGGCCAACACAACATGTTCCCACTGGGTCACACCGGGATCATCACGAACATCAAGATAGTGCAACCAAGAGCGTAGTGTGCCATTGACGTACAGGCGGCTCATAGTCAGACCTTCGGGTAGGATCACACGAGCGCACTCTTTAGCAACATCTAGTTCCCGCAAGTCTTTGTAAACCTTCTCAGCTTGCATATGGATAGTTTTTGAGGCTAGATAAGTGTACGTTTCTGTATCAGCAGGAAGATCATCAACACTGTTCTGACGATTCTTGTTGTCTTGTCTACGGAACTCACGTTCAGTAAATTCAATCTCGTCAGAGTAGCGTTGACTAAACTCTTGGAAGCTGAACGAGCGGTGACGCAACAACTGACGGGTAATATCCCTTGGTGCCTCTACCTCGACAACAGCATTGACCATTTCAAAGACTGACCAATGCTTGTTCTTGACACAGTAGTTAAGGAGTTTGTCCGCTGTGTCAAAGTTGTCTTGGTTAGAGGGGTTGGAGACCCTAGCGCAATATGCAACTAGAGCCTCCGAATTAGGGATACCAGCCTCGATTGTTGGTTGTGTAAGTCCAATCAGTCGGGCATTGATCTTTGTCAAGGTTGAGTACCCACTTCTTTCCCGTTGTCATAGATAGCCACAGCCTGTTGGATGTAGGGGTATCCACAGCCCTTCATAAAGGACAAGAACAACTCTAGAACCTCTGGAACTGTCTCTGCCTGACCCCCAACAGAAACTGTACGCTCGTCGTCATGGTCGTACATGTGAAAATTGAAATTCATCTTACGCTGCCTCGCTTTCAGGACGCACATACTGGATATGCTGGATGATCTTAACCTTGGTCAACGAGGTGCGCGAGATGATCTTACCATCTTGACCGGGGAAGGTCGTAATCAGGTTGGTAACCTCTGCGATAGAGCCATTACCAATCAGACCATCAGTCTCGCTATCCCAAGTCTTACCATCAGGGCCGACAACTTTGGGTGCGCCACCAGCTTGGGGGATCACATCGCCATTGTTGGTCTTCACCAGATGCTTGCGCTCAAACTTAACAGCCAGTTCACCATCCATCAGACGCTTCTGGATAGGCTTCTTCTGAGAACCTGACTTCTTGAGTTTCTCAAACTCATCTTTGGTCAAGATTTGAGTGACAGTGTAGGCACCTTCACAATGCTCGTAGGCACCTTCGTACCCAGTCATTTCACGGTTGCCTTCAAAAACCTTAGCCCATTCGATTGCGCCAACGGTCGTCACTTCTTTGTAGGTGGTCTTAGCCATTCTGTATTTCCTTTTATCGGGTTCGGGACAGGTGATTCTGTCTTCGGACAGTTGATATAGTTGTATCCACAGGGTTTGTCAACTAAACTTAGTGTGTTTCTGCGTAATTTTTACCGATTTGTACATCTACATCCAGCAGAACATTTAGGTTCAGTTTCTCGTTAGCCTTCTTGATAGCACCTTTGAGGATGCTGCCAATGTATTCCGAAGTGGTCTCTGGAACATAGAAACCAACTTCGTCGTGAAACTGCATAGCAATCCTGATCTTGGCCTGTCGGCAGAAGAACAACCAAGTGTCAAAGCAGTAGACACCTGTAGACTGGTTAGCAGTAGAGAAACGATCCTTCTCAGATCGCAGGTTGTGCCAGAACTTAGAGACAGGATTCTGTAGCCACATAGAGTTGCCCACAAGTTTTACCTTGAAGCTGTCTGTTGCTTTGACCACAGAATAGTTCCGCTCCCAATAAGCCTTGATGATTGCTGTAGCCTCTTTAGGGGTCACACCGATCTCTCTGGCAAGTTTAGCTGCACCTACACCGTAGACGCAACTGTAGTTCGCAGCCTTATATTTGCTACGAATAGGTTTAAGGTTAATCTCACCCCTTGCATGTTTCTCCGCA